GTGCTGGTGAAGAACGGACAGCTGGAGATCCAGAACGATACGGGCAACCCAATCCCAGTTGGCACTGGATCTCAGCTCAACGTCACGGGGTCTGGAGCAGCGCTTAACGCAGTTGTATTGAGCACAGCCTGTGATATTTACAGAAGTGTATGTGTCCAAACTACAGGCACTTACGTTGCTACAACTGCTTTCCAAGTAAGCAACGACAACACAAACTGGGTAAGCTTAACTGGCAGGAGCGCGGCAGATACGTCAGGAACATTTACCTCTTCCGCTACCGCTCCTTTTATATTTATTGCTTCGCTTGTTGGTTATCAGTATTTTCGATGTATTCTTACTGCTTACACAAGCGGCACGGCAAATGCCAGCGCGTATTTCAGCCGCGAATCGACTCCAGTTGTTGCTGCGCCCCCCACAACGCAAGCAGTCAGCGGCACAGTCACGGTTGGCAACATCACGGCAAGCTCAAGCTCTTCGGGCACTGTTTTATATACCGTCAACAGCGCCGCCACCACGAACGCTGCATCAATCAAAGCCACTGGCGCCAACTTTTTTGGCCTTTCGGTTATGAACGCCAGCGCGTCTACCAAATACGTGCGCCTCTACAACCTTGCAACTGCCCCCACGGTTGGCACCAGTGTCCCGATCATGGTTGTTGCTGTCCCCGCTACCAGCAGCAAAGAGATCGAGTACGTCCCATCGTTGCGTTTTGGCACCGGCCTTGCCGTCGCAATCACGGGCGGTGCTGCTGCGACCGATAGCACTGCGGTGGCTGCTGGTGACGTGCAACTCCTCGTGAGCTACGCCTAATAAAACAGTGTTCTGGTTAAACTGTTGGTACTTAAAGCAGAATCATGAGTTATTTTGAAAGTTACCAGCAGACAGTATTTTTCTCACCGCCCACTCTTTCCAATCCTGGCGTTACCGAAGCGTACGACGTTTATACGTCAAATTACCTTTCGACCAGAAATTACACCTTGATGGTGACAGTAACAAACATTGATACCAATGTAGTGGTGCGGTTAGAAGGTAGTTTAAATGGAACTGATTATGGTGCCATGATTTCTAACACCATTACTGTTAACGGAACTTACGCTTATAACGTTATTGGATTTCCAATGAAGAAAGTCCGTGCTAACTTCCTCCAGCGTATTGGTGGCAACAATGCTAGTGTCACGTTTCAAATTGCCGCTAATTAAATTAAAGGCCAAGATCTAAACCACTTTGTAATCACGTACTTATCCCCACTCACTGGCGGACAAGCCTCGTGCATTGTCTTTGGATTTGGCATTCCATTTTTATAAAGGTTATTCCAAAAAACAGCTGTACCTGCCTTGGGTTTAAATTTAAGTTTTAAATGTTTAAAATACGTCTCACCACCTTCTTTTACATCATTTAAATAAAGCATAAAAGTCCACGTACGCTGTCCCATCCACTCTGTGTATGTTTTATATTCTTTTGTTAAAGGAAAAAAATAATCACAATGTTCTTTGTAATACTGCCCTGGATTGTATTTCTGTGCTTGCATAGTCTCGCCAAGAAAAGGATTTAATCCCATAAATGTAACAATTTTGTTATCAATTTGATTTAAATAAGGTGAATTAAAGTAATGCAAATCAGCAGTGCTACTTGTCCTATAATCTGAAACAGTGCTACTATCCCCTGGATCAGAAACAGTGGAGGGTCGCAGAGTTTTTTCTGTTTCTGCAATCAACAGTTCACACTCTTCTAAAGTTAAAAAATTGTCCAATGTGTAAAGTTGAGTAAACGGAAACTTTAATTTTTTTACTTCTGTAGGAAAAATTTTGTTAGCAAAGTTTTTGTAATCAATTGTTTTTGGTTTTTGTTTAAAATTACACAATTTTAAAAGTTGAGCAATATCCCGGTCATTTTGTTTATAAGTTTCTTTAATGTATTTTAAGGTTTGCGTCTTGCTGACGCCACTGACAGCTGCTCGCATCAGTTCGTACGCAATGTCCGCTTGACTCATGGGTAAAACGCAGTATAGGTAAAATATAGTAGTTAAAAGAACCAATGGCAAGTGGAACCATTAGCTTTAATTTTTGGTTTTACTTTCCTTACTGCCTACAGTGTCGGCAGATTTGTTTTGAATCCTAATCGGCTGCAGAATGACCGCCACACCCGCCACAAGCCAGTACTTAAGCCAGTACATCACAGAACGGCTACCGTTGCTGGAACAAGGATCCTTTGATTCCCCTGGAGATCCCCCAAGCATTGCATTAGACCAGAGGTATATTCCTTTACGTGATACCGTACAGCAAGGATAAGCCCATTTTTAATCATGGCTGTTAGAATTACGTCATGGATTGGGCGATTCGATGGAAGCCAGTGGTCTGAACCTCCCTATGGATGCAGAATTTGCTATCCATGCAGCTGCCTTTGCTATCCGTGAGATGGACAGGGACGAGCTAGAGGAAACTTTCCTTGACCTGCTCCATCAACGAGCTATGGATCGGCAAATGTTCTTGAACATTTTAAAAGACCATGGCATTGATGCCGACATCAGTTTTAATTCCCTTACCCAAAGCCAACTTTCCTAATACCCATGGCCACTCGTACTATTAAAGGAACCCTCGACAAACTGCAGGTTAACGCTGGTTCAGATATCACCTTCTTAGGCCCGACTACAGCAGGCAACGTTGGAGATTTGGTTCGTGGATTCCGGGTAACCCCTTCTACCACTGGTGACATTATTGTTAAAATTGACAAAAGTGCTGCATTAATCGATATTGAAATTTTTCAAGAAGATAGTTACACTGCAGGTTCTGCTCCTACTGGGTACTTTAAATTTTTTAATGTTGCCAAGGCTGGAAAGGGTAAGGGAGCGGTTGCTGTGACAGTCACTAATGCGTCTAAGAAATACGTTGTGCTTTTGACGTTTGATGACTATAGTGAAGCGGCGTATGTTGGTACCGTGGTTGTCCCTTAAGGAATACAAAAGTTTTTTTCTCAACGACACCGCTATAAAACTTATACAACTTTATACTCCGGCCAGGACCGATTGCGGTTTTGGCCGTTTTGCTGCGTACAAAACTGAACATGGCGAGTGGCGTATTGGTTATGGCAGCAAACGTATTGGTAAATCTTGGGTTGGGATGTTCTCCAGGGCAACCCAGAAAGAGATAGAAGAGCAGCTGGTTCGTGATCTTGAGGAGTTTGCATCCAAGGTTGCTCATTATGTCGTCATGCCAACCAATCCTAAAAAACGTGCAGCAATTCTTAGTTACGCGCACAGTGTTGGTTTGGCTACCTTTAAAGAATGCCGCCTTCTGGAACTGATCAATAAACGCGCCAGTAAGAATGCAATCATTAAAGAGTGGAGTCCTTTTATAAATCCCGCCTACCGTAGAGTTAATCCGTTTTTAAAAGAACGGCGCAGGGTAGAGCTTAATACTTATCTGGCACCGGATGATCAAGTTCCTTTATTCATAGAACATAAATGTCTTTTAAAACATTGTTTACTTAACATAGGCGAGAGTTACATGGGAACACCTAATCAAATCAAAGCAATTGAGTATTTAGAACGAAAAGTTCTAGAATGGGATCCTACAGGGGAAACTATTCGTCGGTTTTTTCGCTATTGGAATCAAGAACAAGGGGGACTTGGCTCCCCCAAAAATCTTTAGTATCTTGAAGCCAATCCAGCATATCAATAAGTTGCAACTCTGGACAATATTCGTGAAGAATTTTATCAGGATCCATGTTTTTCACATGAAGCAATTAAACGTTTCAAATACCATTCTGCTTTTTGTAAATCTTGTAAAGCATTGCCTTTTTCTTCGTATCTCCATAAATATTTTTGAATATTCCCTTTGAGGTAACCACGAAAAGCTTCATTGGTAAGCGACGCCTCAATGGCATCGATGCACTCCACATAACCCGAAGCATAATGTGAAGGACTGTTAACAAAATCTTCCATGGGTGTGTGCCTGTCAGAATAGGGTTATGGACATACAGACTAGCACTGATTACGATATTGACAACCGGTACCACGGTGCTAGGGGAGCAACAGATAATAATGCAGGTAAGCGAGCCATGGCCAAGGCTATTGCACAACGAAGAATTGATCAACGTCCTACCTTGACGCAAGACCGTCAAAATGAAAATCGTTTTGTTGTTTCAGGACCAGGTGATGCTACTTACTCCTTTAAGAACGCTTATGGCGCACCACGTAGCCCTGCACAACGTCGTGTGGCACGGACCAGTCAATAAATTACTTTCCCAATGTGAGAAAAAACTTCAATAAATCGATCTGCCTGGTTAAATCCTAACTCAGCCCTGGGAAGATAAACAAAATAACCCCAGGTAAAAGGACCTGCAACTGAAGTTATTGTTTTACCGTGAATCAAATTACACCGTTTTTCAGGTATGCAAACTGGGTAATTCCATATTGAAAGATTAGTTCGCATTACTTCGTGATTTGTTGTAAAAAATAACGCTTCTGGAATATTACGTAATTTCCATTCTCTTTCTAATCTATTAAACCAAATTGCGGCAGGTGCTTTACATTTAGGCCCACCTCCACGCAATCCCCATCGCCATGTTCCGCGCACTTTATTGTATGAACACCTGCCATACGTAGGCGGGAATAAATAAGTCGTACCCGTCCAAGGCTCTTCTGTATTGAGCCCGTCTTCTTTGAGTGTAAAAATTTTTTTAGCTCTTAGAAACTGATTATTTGCCAAGTGAGTTGAACAAGGATCAAGATCAATATCGCCCAAAAGCGCGTCTATATAAGGAAGATAATCAACAGGAGTTAACCAATCATCAACAATATTGGTTATTCTTTTGATATAAATGTATGTTGGTATTGGATACTTGCTTTTCACGTAATAATTGGACCTTGAGTAGGTTTTTCAAGATTGTAGTGGACCAGCGACATGTGTTTTTCATCTTGAATAATAAAAAGTGCTTCTTTGGCTGGATCAAGCGCCTCTGCTCGACCAATTGCTTTTTGCATGACCTCTTCAGGGCCAGACATTTCTTTATTGCGGAAGTCATCCAATGCGTTGATCATGTGTGGCACCGTCAAGTAAAACATGGTTTCTGACTCTTTTTCTGCTTTTGGAACATAAACCATAGCACCTGGGCCCTCACTGTCATAAAAGGCGATGTAAAAATCGCACATGTCAGCACAGATCCGTTCGATTGTCAATTGAATCAGGATTTGCTCTTCATCAGTTGGGTTGGCCAGGTAAAGGCGGGAAAGAAGTTCCTTGCGGCGGTTGCTCATGGTAGTACGTAATTAGCAGTATCTTAACAAAGTTTCAAAAAAAAAACTTACTTTTCGGTTTTCTCCCCTGGTGTTGACCGAATGAATTCGCTCAGCCCAGAACGCTTGAGTGTTTCACGAATTTTTGGTAAAGGTACATAAATAACAACCTGTTTGTTTAAATTCCCCATTTTTTTAACTAACTTTCCGTTTTCATCTTTAAGTTTTGATAGCTCGTTTTGTCTGATCAGATACTCAGCAACGCAGCGGTACCTGCGTTTTGTTTGTAGATCAATAGAATCAAATCTTTCACAGATTGTTGCAGGTTGCATATCGCTAAATGTAATGCGAATTTGATCCGCCAAGGAAAGACCAAGAATTACATCATTTGAACTAGTTTCGTAAGACTTTAGAAGCTCAAGGTAACGGCGCAAATCTGGTGTTCTGAAGCTTCCTGAGGGTGGTAAGAACATGCTCACCTGTTCAGCCAAAGAAGTCTTAAGGTTTTCTTTATAATTCTCCACTGTTACCATGTCAACGTCCAGGTCCGTAAACCGATAGCTCAAATAAGACTTAGATACCGGAGGAGTCGCAATAACCTCCTCGTCTTCTACGGCTTCTTCTAGCCAGTCATCTAACTCCATTGCAACCGCGTTTATCTTTCGTCACAGTTTAGCGAATTTTTTACGGTTTTTCCATTGAATTCGATGATCAATCCGTAAAATCCACTCGCAATACTCCCGAATGTCCTCTTTATCGTCAGGATCTCCGGTAAATGGGTTTCCCCCCGAGTTACAGGCAGACCAAAAAGCCCTTGCCACGATTCGTTGTTGATAGGTCATCAGTGTGTATAACAACGATTTAGTGGACACCTTGGATAAAAAACGGTTAAACTCTTCCATATCCAAACAACTATCATCATGAAGAGGCCGCTTACAGTTGCTGAACTTTTGCTGGTGCTGATCCTCGGGCCCTTGGGTTTTGTCGGGGCTCAACATCTTTACGGGTTTGTCACGAGTAAAATCAGTGTAACAGTTCAATTGAAGTAGTACAAATCATGGGTGGAAGCAGACCAAGTGCACCAACAGTAGTCATGCCTGCCCCGACTACACCTACAATTTACCAGTCAGTCGTTCCACTTCAAAGCTATCAGCAAACCGCTGATTACTTAGCACGTCTTAAGCAACAAACTCAAGATATTCAAGAACAGCGTTACGCTCAATCAGGTACTCCTGAAGAGCTTGGCGTGCGTCAAGCGGCGACCCGTCAACAGGCAGCAGGTACTTACCTAAGTAGCCTTCCTACTGGCGACAAGTGGTTGGAAGCAACTACTGGTGTAGTAGATCGCTACGCACCAGCACGGGAAGCGGCACAACAAAACTTTACACAGGCGCAACAAGATTACGCTGAAGCCTTGAAAAAGCTTGGCAATAAACCCGCTCCTGCATACGCTGATGCAGGTGTCACTCCATCTTGGGCTACAGCCACGATTCCAGAAGGGATGCCTGGTTACGATCCAAACAAGAAAACTACTTAATTTTAAATAGAACCGGGTTCCGCATCAGCCACGTATTCAACAGGTAGCTGGTGCGGATCAAATCCTTGAACTGGAGGAATATTCTGGGGTTCTTCAACCCAATCGGTGTACACATCTTTGAGCACTTCATAGCTTTCAACAGGGATCAGCATGACATCGCCGTCTTCATGCTGAATCCTGTAGTGCTCCTTGTTATCTGCCACGTCATTTAAAATTGCATCGAAGTTTTCTTCCAGCTGCTGAAGCGTTACAACTTTCATGATTTTTAGACGGCTTTTATTAGGTTAGCAGATATTTGATCAGGGGGAAACCCCTGCTTGTGTGTAACCAAGCCCACTTGTAGAAGAATACGGATAAGTTGCCTTGGTACCCGCCACTTGAACAACGCTACCAAAATCAAGCGAAGTATCATAGCCTCCGACATCTGATCCGAAATCAATTGATTCGCTTATGCTTTCAGCAACATATCGCCAATCGTTCAAAAGCACGCTAATTGAGAAAGAATACGTTGTTTCCAAATAGCGAATATCGTTAGTAATTAGCAATATGTAATCACCAGAATCAAGAACACCTGTTAAATAATCACTTTGATAAATCCCATCCCCGTAACTAGAATCACCATCATCTGTGATACTTGCTTGTCCGCATACGTAACCATTATTATTAATGGATAATTCTCTCCTATGTGTTCCGTCTTCTATTCTGTAAGCAGAAATAATTGTGTTCCTATTTGTATTGGCTTGATAGGAAGTTGGGCTGTAATTTTGAGTAATTTGGATGGCACGTGGCCGCGTTAATTTAAATTTAAAAAATGTTGATTGAATGCGCGTTTTACCACCGTGTGTATTGCTGATATTAATGTTACGAAAAATTGACGTAAAATCACCAAGATCAGCGGGTGTGTTAATTGAGTCACCCAATCTAGCCGGTTGAGGATCACTACCAAAAAATGATGTGGGACCAAAAGCGGTCGGCCCACTGCCACCTGTTGGATAGGCTTCTACGGTGCCTAGCGCGTAGAAACCCATGTTTGTGGGCAATGTTGTGAGAAAAACGCCCATTTTTTTACATTATTCTTATGAACAGTCTAGCAAGCATTTAAATAACAACTTATGCTTATTCAAACATTAACCCAGTGTAAAGACCATTAGTTCTCCCGCTTTTTTGATATAAATTCTCAATTGCAATAACACGTTCGGGATAACAGCCTTTATCCTCTACAGTCTCTACTAATTCATAGCTTAACCGCTTTTCAAGGCACCTAAGTTCCAATTCTGCCTCAACCCTGGTGTCAAACCATTCAGTAAAATGGTTTTCAGGACCAATCCGAATGTGTCCTGCATATTTTGGATTTGCTACATGCCAGCCACTAGGTACTACCTGGCTGATTTTTGAGTTTACTTTCGAGCAGGTCTCGGTTTGCTCTGGCGTGTTGGAAGATGTCTCCATAACTAAGGTTTACTGTAGTGATTTCGCTTGGAACGGAAATTGATTCTACATCGCGTAGGCGTAAATGAAGCGGATTACAGCAAAGAATCGAACATCCGGGTTGGTGGAAGGTCCGTAATTTGCCCGTAAATCCACGAGATGTCCAGAACGCAACACGTGCTGCAGACTGGGTTTTGCCACTAAAGAAAGGAGCTGGGAAATACGCTTGCGTTTCGGTGTTGTTTTTTTTGGTTGATCCAAGCCAATGCCAACACTCGTCTTGTCCTTTAATATTAACCTTTTCCCAGAACTTTTTGACGGTCCAATAAACGTCAAAATCAAAATTTTTAACATCAATTGCACACCGACCTTTTTCCACTTCTTCCATGCAATCCAAACATTGACTCATGAGCCCAAACCTGCCCTTATGTCCAGGATGGTTACGTTTATGCCAGGGGCAACAGATGTCAGACAGCTGTTCAGGCATAGCTGATGTACCGGCAGATGTTACGAACCACATGGTAGGGAAGTTTGTAGGAATTTGCGAGTGAGGTAAAGGAAATTTTTTCAGACTCATACTTGCCACGCAACTCCTGCACCAACTCAGGCGTCACCTTGCTTTTCTTCCGCCACCCGCGTTCAAAACAAACGTCTTGCTTGGTGCCCCAGTAGAAGTGGTTTGGGTTGATGCAGTAAACCGATCGACACTGATAGCGTCTCACCACCATCGACTTAGTCTCAGTTTGATACTGCCCTACCACGGCTAGCGCCAATGGCCTGGCGTCAGTTCCCTTAAAAAGGGGACGTGTTGAATGGCTTGTGGAGAAGTCCTGAACCAATACTTTTAGAGCAGATTTAAGACACCAACAGTGTTTTGAACCAAATATGCCTAGAAAATCGTTTTGAATTTTGATGAAATAAGCAAGATTTTGAGGTGTTAGGGAGCGTTCATTAAAAAATTCCAACGTCCCGTCGAGGATGCTGCTCAAGGTAGGGGAAATTTTTGGACCTCTTGAGGGTACCTCAGATCCCTTGGCATGTCAAGGGTTTGGGGAAGGCGGTTTTGATGTACAAAGATGTCGGTTTTAGGCATAGTTTTCTTTTATAGAAGTTACTAGGGGTTATTTTCTGTAATTCAAATCCGTACATAAAATTGAAGTACCCGTTTTACTTACAAGAAATAACCCCTAGCAACCTCTACCGTAGTAAAAACCGGAAAAAACTGGTATCTCTGTACATAAATTCAAATCCATTGCGCTGCAGCCATTCTCATGCCCTCTCAATAAGCCCCCTACCTAAAATATAACTTTAACGGTTTATTTTTTAAAGTATTCCTCATATTGTTGAGCATAAACGAGCGCGCAAGTATAAGGTTCGACGTATCGGCACATAGAACCTGATGGATTGCACACACGATGAACATGATTACCGTGTGAATCTTCGCCAAATTCGATAGTAGAACCGTTGGGAAAAGTTTGAATGACTTCCATGTCAGTCTTTTGTTGACTTGTATTAGTATAGTAGTAAAGGAATTGTTGTAAGTAAGTGCCTCAATTTACGCCTACAGGTCCGTTTTCGCGTCAATCCTGGAAAGCGGTAGAAGATGTACCTGGCCAAATTCTTGGTCAATTGGGACAATTAGGTGGATATCTCAGTTCCCCTCAAGCAGCAAAGGATTATACGGGGTTGTTACAGGGTCGTTTGCCTGCAGTAGGACGTTCAGCAGCAGCTGCTCAGTTTGGTCCTCCTGTGCCACAAGGATTACCCAATCGTCTCGCTGGCGCAACACCGACTCCATCTTCTGCTGGTAGGCCTGAGCCTATTGTTCAAGCAGCGGATGATACATATAAACAGTTGATTTCCCAGTACGGTGGTGCACCCGGCATTGAACAGCTTGCTGGGATGACATCCCTACCCACAGGCTTCACTCCTGCTGGTTCAACCAAGCCTGCAAACCTTAAAGATTATTACGCAGCGCAGACGCTTCAAGGTAGTGCTGGTATGGGTAATATCATATCCGAAATGGGTTACAAGGGACCTATGGCGGAATGGGCTAAAGCCAATCCGATGCTTGCACAGCGTGAATACGATAAAAGGTTTGGCGGCGCAACACTTGAATCTGCCGTACATCCTGATGGTTCCGTACGTGGGATGCCACAAGCAATCCCTGGTTTAGACACAAGTAAGATGATGCCGACTGCTGCTATGCAAGGAACTGCTTTCCCTGGACAAGGGCAAGGACCTACATTCAATCCTGCTGCTTTTACGGATGAGGTTAGCTTTGGCTCTCCTGCAAATAAGGTTCCCGGTACCTGGGATACACAAGGTGTAGCTGTAAGTTCTCCTTATTTTGAAGCAAATCAAAAAGCATTAGATAAAACTGCACCTGCTGAAGGAATGCACCCTTTCCCCACTCTTGGGGGAATGGCAGACCGTGTTAACAAATTTATTGGAACACTTTCACCTACCGTTGGTGCAATCTATCGTGGAAGTGGGCAGATTCAAGATCTGCAAAATCTTTACAATAACTGGTAATCATGTTTGCTGATACCGATTTCCCACCTGTTTCCGGTGGGTCCTCTTTCCTACAAGGCTTCATAAGTAAGCTTCAAGGAGGCAGTGTTGATGGTACACAACTACCAACTACTTTTGAATATGGTGAATTTGCTAGTCAACCAAAAGGAAGTACAGGGGGAAGTAGGGGAGAATTTGATCGTGACTACATCGAGAAGATGGGTCAACCAGGTACGCAGATGCCTGATTGGATGCGCCGCAATCCGCCTACCACAGGGCCACAGACACCGGGTCAGAGCGGAGCGCAGCAAGCTTTTGGGCTGGAATCACGCTATCCTGAGATTGCTCAAGGCATCCCTGTTGGACAGGATCCGCTTTTCCCGATGACACAAGAAGATTTCAGGGAAACTGTTAATCGCAGGCTAGATGATGCGCGTTTAGGTCAACCTTATACGCTTTCACCTGCGCTTCAACAGCGGATCCAGTCAGTACGTTCTCGTTTTGGAATCGGTTCTGTTTAATTATGCCCACACAACTGATCAAACGGTACCTCGAAGAAGCTGCCCGTTGGATTCGTAATGAGCCTGATTACTGTGACTGGACAGTAGGAATGGAGCCGATACCTGGGGATAAGACGTGGTCTAGAAAGTGCAGTAAGTGTTCTTGTAGAATAAGTAAATCAGAAGACAAAGAGTAGTAAACAGTGTCGCAGACCAAGGCCCAACTTCTTGACGGCAGTGTAGTTTCCGTTGCATTTGGTGCAGGTAGCGCAGCAGCGCCAAGTGTTTATTATTCAGCAGACACTACTACTGGACTTTATTTTCCTGGGACAGGGCAAGTAGCCATCAGCACTAATGGGTCTGGCAGATTGTTTGTTGATGCAAACGGGAATATTGGTGTTGGCACGACACCAACAAACGTTGCTACCTATAAGCGTATTGACATTGGAGTAGCCGGCACTAGCAATGGGTTACTAACACTTCGCTCTGCCGGCGGCGCACAAGAAGCAAACATTGGTTGCAGTTCTGCTGGCCTTGGCTTTACGACAAATAGCTATGCAACCCCATTTGATGCCAGAGCAAGTGAAATAATCTTCGGCACGGGATCATCTGGCACCGAGCGGATGCGTATCACCTCCGCTGGCTTCTTAGGTCTGGGGACTAGTAGCCCTGCGGTAAAATTAGACTTGGCAAATATCCATGGAATAAATAATACAGTTACTCGCCCATTTGCACTCCGCAACTTTGGTCAAATCTCCGCTGCAGGCTACGGTGTTGGGATGTCTTTCTTTTATCCCAATGGAACAACAAGTGATCTAGGTTTTGAAGCGGCAGCTATTGACTCAAGTTATACAAGTGGCGGCAATTTTGGAAATCTTATCTTCAGCACAAATAATAACACTGGCGTTGCCGAGCGAATGCGGATCACCTCCGCAGGCAACGTAGGGATTGGCACTACTAGCCCTGCATCACCATTCAACGTTATAAGTTCTAGTACGCCTGCTGTGATTTTACAAAATCCGGTTGCATCAAATTATACTTCCCTGCGTCTTTACAACGATCAAAACTCTGCGCTTAGGACGTTAGAAATTGATTACTTTGGCAGCACTTACTCTGGTGGAGAAAGTGGGTACATTGCAACTACAGGCGCATATCCGCTAACATTTGGCACCAACAACATCGAACGCGCCCGCATCGATAGCTCCGGCAATTTACTCGTTGGCGGCACAAACAATTCGTTAAACGCTCGTGTTGTGGCGGAAAATGCTTCTGGAAATCAGATTGCTTCTCGCTATACAGGTGTTGCCACT